TTGAGTAATCCACTCTTTGAGTTCTTCTTCAGCTTCCGCAGCCTGTCTAAGTTTCGCCCAACGATCCAACGCCGTAGCATTGGAGCTTTTGCTTGATACACCTTTTTTCTGTAGCGTTGTGTTAGCGTGGTCAGTTGCGTCAAAGAACTTTCCTATATCTTTTGAAAGAGCGGCAATCGTTTTACCAGCAGCTAACCCTGTTTTTAGTCCTGCAAGGATTGTAATAGGGTCCATAATTACATCCCATCGTTGCGGCTAAACTCTACTGTCTTTTCTAATATAGCAATGCGAGATTGAAGCTTGATGATCTCCATCATATGACTAGCCATGCCACCCATATCCTCATTGATCATATCTATGTCTTCCCAAATCTCATTGTCGGCATCTTCCATGTCCTCATAAAACTCTGATAATATATCAATAATCTCTTGCAGATGATCAGTATTACGCTGCACATCTCTAATTAGATTAGTCTTATCAGTAGCGTTATTCTCAACAGTTAGAATGTTAACTGTTTCTTCTAGGTTAGATATTTTGCTTGCTTGCTGTGCCGTCCACCAAATAAAACCGCCGATCTGAGCTATAACAACCCCAACTACAGCAATACTTACTTTTGGCAGCTTATCTGACATAATTATCCCATAACGCTCATACGAATAAGTAACAATAAACTAGCGCCAGTAATACCAATCATAATCGCTTCCATACGCTTCATACGATTGTACAAATCTTTAAACTGTATTTTCATTTCAGTTTGTATCTCAATCATCTGCTTTTCCAATGCATCTATGCGTGAGTGCGCTGATTGTACTGTGCGCTTATCCATTAATATGTACCCTTCCAAACTCTTAGGTCTTGGAACTCATTGCTCATTAGCTTACGCTTTATAACTTCCTGAACAGCGGGAGTATCCGTCCATGAAACACCAGCTTCTTTTACCCAGATGTTAACTAGACCCATATCTACGTTTGCAACGTATTTCTTATCAGAAGCAAAGGAATTTTCTGTATGCTGTCTTGCATACTCAGCATCCATGAGCATTTGTGATCCGTCAAAGGTATTTTTGATGATCATCTTGTCATCATCAAAGGTAACTGTTTCTTTTATTTTATTAGACAGACTAGGCATCTTCCCATGCCTCATTCTCTGGTGTGCTTGGATCGTCTGCTTTTAACGTTCCATCTTCATTTCTTGCCCGCTTTTTTTTTGCGGTAGCTTTCTTTGCAGGTTTAGGCTCTGCTTTTAATATTTCAAATGCAGATGGTTTCATAACCATAATCTTTTTTACTTCTGCCTCTGGCAACTCAACCTCATCACCACTTCTTACAATTCCTTGAGAAGTTGATATGCTTCTGTCTTTAACTAATACTTTCATTTTAATCTCCTGTTAAAGTAGGGGCATCTTTGCCCCTACCTATTATCTTATTATGAAGTTGTGTTGTCGGCAATAATACCGTTCGCAGCTTCATTTTTAGCGCAAAGTGTAAGCTCTGTTACCACCTGGCGTTTGCTGCTATCGCCAGTTTTGGCAAGTTCTACGTTCTTAGTTGGACGTAGTACAGCAACTTCCCACATATCATCTTGCATGATGAATACGTCACGAGAACGGTTCTCGCGGCTTGGGATGAACTCTACGGTTCCCCACGGAGTAACGTATACCGCAAGCGACTTGATAACACGCTCATCACCGCCCTGTACGTTTGAGCGCTGATTGTTGTTACCAGTGAAGCCTAAAGCAACATTCATTTGGAATGCTGATAGGTACACGCTGTCTGGGTTGCCCCCATTAGACCAGATTGACTGCATAACAGCGTCAAACTTAGCTTGAGTAAACGCAGTAGGAGCGCCCGAATCTGTTCGTGCATCCGTACCATCGCCAGTTGGGTTAGCACCAGATGACGCAGAAACAAAGTTCACGTTTGTAGTCATCCAAGATGGTGCGCCTGCTAGTTCGCGTGCAGTAGTCGCGTTGCCCGCCACTTTTGCGTTATTATCGAACAACGCCTTTTCGATGTCTAATTTTTGCTCTTTTGCAATCTTTAGCACCTGGTAAGCCATCTCACGTTGACGACCTGCTTTGTCAAGACCTTCATCCGTATCTGGAACAGTCACAGCATTTTTGAAAATCTGTGTTCTGTTGTTCAGACGGCTTGTGGCTGTCATCGCGTTAGCGGCTGTTTCGTCACCTTCAATGTGAGCATTTGCTGCGCTTGAACGTAACGCATCAGTCTGCCATTCAGTTAAAGTGTTTGAAGCAGTAGTTTTGCGACACTTCGTGTGAAATGGGGTTTCTTCTGGAGAGACGTTTGTGATAATATCACTCAAATCTTCCCGAATCCCGACAGCATCATAACTGTCAAATGTATTACTCGGTTGGGCCATTTTCTTTTCCTTTTCAACGGCTTACAAGGATTATCCTTGTGGGTTCATAATTAAGTCGATTGCATCTTCAATACGACCACTCTTTTGCAACCTTTGTTGCTGCTTTCGGCGAGAAGAATTAACAGGATCGGCAACTTTCTTTGCACCAGCCTTGACAACAGGTTTAGCTTTCTTGCCCTTGGCTTCTGCTTTTTTCCTGTTTGCCACAATACGCTTATACTTCATAGCATCATTAGCCATTTCTATGTAACGTGCGTCTGCGGTTAGAGCGATTTCTTGATCGCTAAACCCATATTCACGCCCAACTCCCATTAACGCATCCCAGTGAGGCTTGCTCTTGCTAGAATCAGCTAATTCAGGAATTTTGGCTTTAATAATATCAGCTTGCTCTGCAAGATATACCTGATGTTGTTCATCAGCTTGCTTTTGTCGCTGTGTATTAAGTTGCTGTATTTGGTATTGTTGGTTTTGGTACTGCTGCAAATCAACGTCATATTTAGCTTTTTGCTCCATATAAGATACTGGGTCACTCTCTGCCAAACTTGCATCTGGCAATTTAGGTAGTGACGCAAAACCCTCTTGAGCCTGGCTATACATTTGCGCGATCTGTTGTTCTCTCTGTGCTAAACCGACCTCTCGATCTTCCAGTTGCTTACGTGTCTGGGCGATCTCCTGGAACCGATTGCTTATTGCACCTTGGCCTGCCGCAGATTGCTTAAGCTGATCCATTGTCCAATGCTCTTCTTTGCCGTCAATTTTTACGGGGATGAGATTGTTTTCCTCAGTAGCCTCTACTTCGTCCTCGGTTTCTATTTCCACATCTTCGTAATCTTCCTCAGATGCTTCTAATTCATCAAGCTCTTCAGTCTCTTCAACTGCTTCTACCTCAACCTCTTCGGCCTCTGGCTCCACAACTGCCTCTTCTGCTTCTACTTGATTAGTTTCGCCTGTTTCTTCTTGCGCTGGCGCTATGAGTTGATCTACTGCGCTTTGTAAGTCAGTCGCTTCCACGGTACTGCCCCTATTGTTTACGATCTAAAAGTGTCTCTGCCATTATAGCGGCGTCGAGTTCCACTTCGATCTTGGTTAATGCACGCAATACTGCGTGCGCCTCTTCGCGTATCTCAATGTCTTGAGCCGCGCTAGTCGTAAAAAGCCTAATTTGCTCATTACGAACATCCTGTATGAAATCGGTAAAAGCTGTATCTGCTTTTAACCTTTTTGCGTCATCTGCGTTTATGCGTATATCTTTCATTAAATACCAGCCACTCTCATCATAGCCTCATTGTGCATACGCTGTTTTTCTTGTTCTGATTTTACCCTGGCAACATCTACTGAAGCTCCATATTGACCTATTGTTTTTGCCGCATCTACATATAAATCTTGCGCCATCTGGTCTCTGGCTAAATCATCTTTCATAGCCATTTCGTGCATTTTCCGTTGATTATCCATCTGAGCCTTGGTCATATCAACTTGCGCTCTAGTTTGTGCTTTCATTTGTTCAGCTTGCGCCATCACAGCCGCAGGGTCTTGTGGTTGGCTTTGCCCGGCTAATGCCGCTTGCTGTTGTTGTTGCATCTGCAATAGTTGCATCTCTATCTCTGGCGTGATTGGCGCAAAGTAACGATCTGCGTTTCTAATGCCGCTCGATGCTAATATGTCTGCAAGAGTGTTGCGGATGTTTGTGAGCGATACCAAGCCATTCATAGGACCATATGTCTGATACACCATAGTTTGTTGTTGCAATGCCATAGCAAGAGCGTTTGTCTTATCCTCTTCTCTGCCAGTGCCAAGCCCTACATTAATAGTAACGTCCATATCTATGTCGAAAGCTTTTGGGTCAACAGGTTGAAAACGGCCATTCATACGCATCATTGCGCCGTTTTCCATGTTCTTTTGCAGCAATCTTAGCATCATGCCAAACAAATCTCTTGCGCCGTCTGCTAGGTTACGCACCATGACTTCCACTTGTCCGGCAGCGGCTTGCACAGTGGCTTGTACAGCGGCCTTAGTTGTTGACTGCATAGCATCAGGGTCTAACCCCATAGACGCTCTGGTAACGCCTGTCTTGCCCTCTACAAGCTGATCTAGGTATGTAAGTGCGCCTAGCGTCTGCCCTGCGGTAAATGGCACAGCTAGGTCCTGGACCGCACCAGGCTGTCTCATACGCACAATCGCGCCAATTTCATTGTTTAGCACATCGTCTATGTTAACTGCACCATCTACTATGCCAATTCTGGGATTGTTTGTCATGGCTACGTTATCGAGTATGCCACGCAATATGCTTGTTGCCGCATCCTGGTCATCAATAACAATGTCTGCAATGCTTCTGCCATAAAAAGTGTGCGGCTCTGGATCAATTTCAAATTTTGCAAAAGGTATTTCATCTGCAAGTTCGTAATCTAGCAGACTGTACTTTGTCCCGCCGCACAAGAACTTGTGTAACACAGCTACTCCTGTGCCGTCCACATCCATACGCATATATGCCTCTGTTACAGTAACCTGGCGCATAGATGGGTCAGAGCTTGTTTCGTTAAAATCATCTGAATAACCCTGTCTCTCAATACGCTCTGCTTCAGTCATTTCTGTACCTGCATCAAAGCTGTCTAGGTCAAGAACCATGTCTGGATCAAAGCCCATTGATATTAAATCACTAGCACGCATCTCTGTGCGGTGGGCAACGACATGAGCATCTTCTAGTGTTCTACAGTTTCTATCTACAAAAAACTCTTCTGGCGGTACGCTTTCTATGCGTAAACAGCCTGTTGTTTCCTTGCGCGATACCTTTGCAGAATGAACAGGCGTTTCTATCTCAACGCCTTGCTCATCCATGCTCATTTCCTGCTCTACTGTATGCTCAAGAACTGTTACATCATCATCTTGCACCAAAAATGTATACTCATCGTCATCGAGATTGGTGTAAGTATATATCTCTGCGGTTGGCATTTCTTCCCAATATGCTTTGACTATGCCTTGCTTTTTAATTAGCGCATCGTGAAAAGCATCGTTTAGCACTCTATAGCCGTTGCTTCTTTGAAACTCATAATGCACATAATCTGTGGCTTGCTCTGCCATGTTTACATCTTCTGGACCATGCGGCATGAACTCTACTGGTCTTGCAGTGCTTAGAAACACACGCATCAATGACGGTTTAATCGCACGCACAGTATCTCGAACCTTAGTGGCGACTACTTTGCTTCGTCCGTCCTCGTAACCTATATCTACCTCACCATCGTAATAGCGTTGCGATCTAATACGATCTTGTGATATTTCGCTTTCTACAAAGTCTACTGCATCGTCTATAGCGTTTTGAACAATAGTTTCGATTTCGCCTTTGCTTTTTTCTTTAAGTTCCATCTATTACTCCTGTCCTAAACCTGACAACATACCTTGTGAGGCTAATAATTCTAGTGCTTCATCTCTGCTAATTGCGTCAGTAGAACCACCCGATTTTACTGTGTCTTGTAACTTTTTAACTGCGCTTCTTACCCTAGCGTCACCAAGAGACTTTGCGCCAATAGAAGCCGCAGAAAGACCTAAGAAAGCAGGGTTCATACTAAACATAATTATGTTCATATATGCTATCAATCCATTACCGCTTGGAGCCATTTTACCTGCAAGGCGCAATATGTTATCTGCAACCCTACCATCTACTATTTGCTGCATAGCTCTTATCTCTGGCTCATCAAAAAAATTAATTTGAGTAGGATTATCTAATATTTTTTGTATTGCTCTACGGTAAGAATTTACAACGTTACCGCCAGATCCAGATACTTTTCTTTGATTTTGCAGTTTGTTAACTTCTTTTTCTAAGACAGCCGCTTTGGAATAACGCCTATTAGCTTTTCTGGCGCTTATTAATAAATCGCTTTTATTAGCAGGAATAAGAACATCATCAAGCTCGTTATCCATTGCTTTAATCATATCAAGTAAAAACGGTTCTTTTTTGCCGCCTTTAGTATTATATAAATCACTTATTTTTCTTCTAGCTTTATCAAACTCATTAAGTGTAATTCCGCCTTTGCTAATCACAGTTCCGTCTTTTTTGTATTTTGCCGCAGATTGTTTTTGTAATTTGTCTAAAAACTTTTTAGCCCTAACAAAAGCTTTGTCTGTTAATGAAAAAGCACCACCTTTTGACGCAGCAGTTAGAGCCTCATCAACCATAAATGCAACTTGAGTACCATCCATTGCAGGCCCAGCTTCTTTAACTTGATCGTATCGTAAGTTTTTTTCTGTTTTTAACCCACTAACAGTAGGCACTTCGTTTCGCTTTGTAACTAAGTTTAAGGTTTTGTTGCCAGTGTTGATAGCTTTTACACCCACAGTAGGAGCCAATAAAGCCGCTCCAACTCTTGCGATTGGCTCAAGAGTTGTACCCTCAGTTGCTTGACCAGCAACCTCACTACCTGTCGCCGCTACCGCAGATAAAGCCTGTCCTTTTGTAGTAAGACCTGCTTTTTCTATACCTTCTGCAAACTTTTCTGTTTTGCTTGCGCCTGCTCTTTTAGCTAAAGTTTTTGCACCTTTACCTATTCCGCCTACAACACCACCACCTGCTCCAAACTCACCGATTGTTCCTGCTAAACCAGATAACCTACTGTCGCCTCGATAGTCTATTAATTCATCTACACCTGCGGCCTCTGTCGCGGCGTCAATGCCTCTGCCAGTAAACGTATCAAGAACGGGTATATTATAATCTTCATCCGCAAGACCAACAGCTTGCAAACCTTCCTGGCCTAATCTAGCAACACCTCTTAAGGCCATCTCTGGCAACTCTAACGCACCCAACGCGCCTCTTGCCGCTCCTGCCGCTCCAGAGCCTACAACCTCACCAAAGCCGCCAATCAACGCTCTACCCTCTTCCTCAGTGGCTTGCTCTCCACCTTGAGATGCAAAGAAACTGTTTGCAGTTGCCTCATCTGGAAACTCTATTAGGCGACCATCTCCTGCGTCTACCACAATAGCCATTATCGTATAGCCTCTACCTTACCAGTTTCGGGGCTAAATCTGTGCGTTGCCGTTGATGATGAAGCACCACCACCGCCACTACCTTGCCCCTTTTTAGCTTTAACTTGCCTGTCTAAGTCCGTTCCTCTTAAATCTTTTCCTTCGGCATAATATGCCATCGCAATAGGATCGGCCTCAACCATACCCATAATTTTGTCAATTTCTTTTAGGTTTTCTACCAATAATTCTTTACTTAAATCTTGTTGTATTGCGCCATGTGCGGCCATCAATAAGCTAAGTTCTACGTTACTTACGTTACCTAGCGCACCACCAGTTTTACTTGCATCACGCATTTCTTGCAGTCTGTTAAATGCAACATTTGACTGCACAGATTTCAATAAGTTCTTAACGTTTCTAGCTGGTGTGGATGGCAAATAATCTGCGGCAAACTTACCATACACGCCAGTAGTGCCAAGCAAAGAAGTATCATCTTCTATAGCGGTTAATATCTGATTGACACTTCTACTTATTCCTGTTCGTTTCTGCGTTTCTAGTGCGCCTTTTTCACTCATAGCCCTTTGTGCGTCTTGTTGCTCCCTATAAGCCTCACTGCCCTCTATAGGAACCATTCTCACGTTTGTTATATTGCCTGCTTCATTCCTATCAAATTCATAGGTCATGCCATCGTCAGCTTTAGGCAATCCCGCTCTAATAGCGCTCTCCTGGCTATAAATATCACCGCCGCTAGTTATAAATCTTTGAAACTCTTGCGTGCCAGGCGTAAACCCTGCCGCTATAGCGTTTCTAATTAATGCAGTGTCTTTTGTGCTTGCTCTTTGCTCTTTCTGCAATTCTAGTATTTGGGCATAAGCCTGTTGACCAGTTATGCCACCAGTTTCAACCATGCCTGCAAGCTGATTTCCCATTGGGCTATCTAACCCACGCAAGTATTCAACAGTTTTGTTTTTCGCTCGACTAGCAGTACGTTGCTGTCCTATTGTCTGCAATCTTGCATCAAGACCAGTATCAGGTCTTAGCCTCATTTGGTTAAAACCTGACGCTAAAAGACCTGCTACATCACGAAAATCTCTTTCTGCCATCTATCCGCCCATTCCATAAAAAGTTGAAGCCGCAGTTGTTAAGTAATCCATTAACCCAGGTTGAAATGTTGATGAGCTACCTTTTGTACCTTCAGTTAGCCCTGCACCACCAAACATTGCGGCAAGCCCTGCTTGTGGCCCTTTGGTGTATCCTTGAAACTGATTTTTAGCCGCATCAATTAAACTCTGCATAGCCGCTTGTTGCATTGCGCCCTGTTGCATTTGTTGTTGATTTACAGCTTGCCCCATACCAAATGCCTGTTGCCCTGCGCCTTGCAATCCTTGTGCCGCCGTAAAAGCATTGTTCATAGCCTGGCCATAACCCTGTTGTCTCATTCGTGCAGATTGATCCGCCATTTGTTGAGTATAGTTTTTAGCCATCTGTGCTTCTGCAATCCCATGCCTCGAGCCGCCAAAAGCACCTGCCGCTTGAGCTTGTGCGCCTAAAGTGTTTTGAGCTTGAAGGGCTTGCTGACCTACATCCCTCATTGTTGCTTGAACAACTTGGTTTTCGTATGGGTTCATTAAACCTGCCGCAGCTGCGCCTGGATTAGAAAAAGTCTGCATTGCACCCATATTTGCCATTGAAGCACGTTGGTATGGATTTGCCACCATATTTGGATTTGCTGAAGCACCCATGTTACTTACCCCTTCTTCCGCCAGACATTTCTAACGCCACTGGTTGATTTACCCCGGCCCTGGACCCAGGCTCACCCGTCATTGGGTCTATAGTGAAGCTTTCAAGATATTCTGCTTGGCCAGGTCGCCTATTTGCTAACTCTCCAACAGCCGCATCAAAACCATCACCAGATGAATATCCTGTCATTCCGTTCATTGTAGTGGCTTGCGGCATATATTGCTGACCGCTTGCGCTTGGCATTCCAAAAGCATCTGCCATTTGGTTTGTACCTTGAAATGCAGCTTGTTGTTGTGGAGAAAACGCCGCAACATCTGGGCCATAATATGGAGTATACCCTAACGCAGAAACATCACTTGCCATTCCAATACCTTGTTGCAAAGCAGTTTCCGCAAACTTTGGCATTGTTGTTTCGGTATTAGACCTTCCACCTTTACCACCACTCATCTTATATCTCCTTTTGAAATGAAGCGTGCAATGGTTTCCAACCATGCGCCTTCAAAGGTTTCTTCCATCCAAAACGACCTGTAATCGTCAAAGCCTCACATCCATAGCTCTTTGCCCAATCTGTAACATCATTGTGCATATCTAACAACTGATCTAGCTCACCACCGCCTAAAAACACATTTAGCACCTTTTTTTTAGGATATACCACAATTTCTGTAACAATGCACCCCCTGGGGCTAGGCCATAACTGCATACGACCCTCAACAATACCTTTTGCCACATCTTCAAACTCATGCGTACCGCCAGAATACTCTAAAGCCGCCTCTATCCAAGGGCGGCATCTTTCTAATTCATTTACTTGTGTATCTTTAGGCATTTAATATGTAGACAATGCTACCCTCTTCCAAATTGCTGTACTGCCATCATGTGCAGCAGTACAAATATAAATATAAGACGCATCCCAAGCTATCATGCCAGCCCCATCGCCAGCCGCGCCGACACTTGAACTAGGTGTGGTTTGCTTCATAGCAACTTGCTTAAATGCGTTCTGCGCTGAAACGACAGGATAGTTGTTTTGCTCATCCCATAGAAAAATACCATTGTCGGCTGGAACATCATCAGACTGCTTAAAGAACAACTTACCTAAATTTCTGCTAAGAAAAAGATTAAGCTCCCTGCCCCATTGACGAATGTCTGTACCTATAACTGGTGGAGTAACTGGCATATTATCTAGTACCCCCAGTCCTTGTTTCTAAGCGCATAGTACCAACACGCCAATTTGTTGCGTTGGTTCCGTCCACCCTCATTCGTATTTGTCTACCACTAAACCTAGCGTCTGTAGGGTTTGCAGGAGCAAATGGCCCATGTGATGTTTCTGTATCGTTAGGGTGATACCTTGTTTTAAAAGTCATGTTTACGTCACCTTGCGTTTTCTCATCAGGTATAACTGATGTAACGTACATAATATTATCACCGTTACCTATAGATACAGGGCCAGTTTCGCAAAATACAGAACCGCTGTCGTAGTTCAAACCTTGCTCATGGTTATAAATTACAACTGGTTCGATTACATTTGCAGTTCCACCCATACCTGAGTGGTTAACGCAATAATAATAAAGCGTTGATGGTGTACTATCTGAGACAACTATCTGAACATAACTTCCAGCACTGCCAGCCGTTCCTACTGTTGTGACACCCGAAGAATAAGCTGATCCACTGCCATGCGTTCCATCTGATGTTGTAGAAAACTGTATTGGATGCGTTGAGTTTGTTGCATCTGACTGGTCAAATATATAAGTATTGCCTTTTTTAAGACTAATTGTTGGCGCAGAGCCAGAATAACCAGACAAGAAATATTTGTTGCCACCATCATCAGCCACAGTAACATCATAAGTAATAGTTTCGGCGCGTTCACCACCCATTAATGGCGTTCTAAAAACACCTCTAGGAACACCGCCTGTTCTTGATAAGTCACCAATTAGCCAGTGATTTTCTAATAAATCTAACGCAACATACCTATCTATTTCTAAACTTCCAGCAGAAGGGTAAAACCACCAAACCTCACTAAACTCTGCATTGCTAAATCCCCAGATTTTTGATTGCTGGTTTACGTTAATATCGTCAAAAACATAGTCATGCACTTCACAAGGCAATTCTTTTATGGAGTTACCATCGAACGTAAAAAAGCCCTTCTGCCCCATCCAAAATGCACCCATGTCAGTATCTACAGCCGACATACGCGAAACAGCACCGCAAGAAGTTCCTACACGATCAAAACCATAAACATACGGAGGCCCAATATATTTTGCAGCGAAAGCATCGCTATCTGTTATAATTAATGTTTGCCCTCTGGTTTTTAATCCCTGCATAATTTGACCAGTAGTCTGTAAATCAATATCACCAGCTTCATTCGTTGCCGCTGGCGTCCAAACGGTATTATTTTCTTTATCTGAGAAAGCCACTCTACGGGGATTTCCACCAGCCCCTAAAAGAAAAACAAACCGTTCCTCTGTCACAACCAATCCAAGATTGTTAATTGGTGCGTTAGCTACTGGCACTGCTACAGCCGATGATCCAAGTTGCCATTCTACTAAAGTTCCAGTATCAAAATGAACCCCAAGCAAATACTGACCAAAGTTATCTAGTGACCAACTAGTTGCCTCAGAATAAGTACCTGTCGCTGGTCTTTGTGTTCCAAAGTAACCAGTTCCGTAAAACCCACCGCCAAAACCTAAATTTAAAGCAGCATCTTCACGACCAGCCGACATTGTTGACGGTGTAATGGTGTAAACTGTTCCAGCCCCTGTCATTGCTTTTAATTCGTTATACGAACCAGCCGCAAAATAAGCAGTGCCACCGTTATCTTCCCAAGCGTGTGCGCCTCTTATTGGATTGGCGCAAAACCCACTTTTCATAGACTGCCAACCACCAATCGGACGCAACGAACCATCACGCCACCTAACCAAAGAACCATCGCGCCAGCGGTTTGATGCATCTAAGTCTGTACCGTTACGATAAAAACCAGCTTTTAAATCTAATGGTATTAGAGGCATTACGTTGTCGCTCCATAAATCGTTCCGCTATTACTTAATGTGTAAGTGTTTCCAGTATCTTCAATGGCCTTACCACCAGCACCACCGTTATTTGCTGTTCCGTTACCACCAGCCGCACCCCAGCCGCCGCCGCCACCGCCTAAATTTATATTTGAAGAACTTGCACCAGCGCTACCATTTGCACCACCACCAGTAGTACCGCCAGTTGCGCCCGATCCAAGAATACGGCCACCGCCACCGCCCGATGAAGCGAACCCTCCTGCACCAGTTGCAAAACTGCCCCCGCCACCCCCAGCACCACCTCCAGTACCGCTTACAGCGTCACCACCTTTTGCGTTGAGAACACCACCTTGAGCCGCATTTGAGGGTGGATTGGCATTTCCTAATTCCGCTGGGCCACCACCAGCACCACCTCCACCAAATCCATTATTTACTGTTCCATTTGTACCCGAACCGCCACCGCCGCCGCCGCCTCCAGCTATAAATGCGCCAGATGCATTTGTAATAACAACACCACTAACCCCAGAGTTAATTTTTATAGCAGGGCCGCCATCTTGCGGTGGCGTAGTAGTTCCAAATGAGCCGTAACCACCCTTACCAATAATCTTACCTTCGTTTTGGATTTCGCAAGGAATATCAATTATTAAAGCTGGCACTGTTACATCATCTGACCATACCCAAAAACCTGACGGTATTCTCAGTATGTTACCAGTAGTTACGAAACTAGAAGCGGTTATTTGTTTTCTATTAGATTGTCCGTTTATTGTTGCAGAAGATGTTATGGTGGTTGTCGTTTGAGCAACCGTACCATAAAAATCACTAATACTTATAGTTCCAGAAGTCGGAACAGTAGTATTTTGTGGAGTAACTAAACCGCCATTTCTATAATATTCACTTAAACCATGCGGCGCAGAACCACCAAATTCGCCCACTATGTTGTTTATGGTTAGAGTTCCGCTACTTGGTAAAGTCATTATTAAGCACTTCCGAAAGCAGTTACATCGTTTTCTACAGTTAATGCGCCAGTAGAGCTTAATTTAAGTCTATCTGTACCTTGATAAGCAAATTTTAAATCTGATCCAGATTGTGTAATTGTCCAATCTCCTAAATCAACCTTTACGGCTTGCACCTCTCCAGCCGCACCGTAAACAACACCCTTACTATTAACTACTGTGTTTGCTACTGAACCATCTAATAAATTTAGTTCAGCCGCTGTAGAGGTTACATTTGCTCCGTTAATTGTAAGCGTTGAAAGATCAGGAGCAACCGTAGCTTTGCCAGTTCCCGAACCGTTCATAGTGCTTTCAATAGCGGTTAATCCAGTATTAATGGTAGAACCCCAAGTTCCTTCTGAACCTCCGACTGTAGGTTTTGTTATAGTAATAGCCATCTCAATCTCCTATTAATAAAACAGTACCACGTTAAGCAGCATCCGTCCATATTGCTGGTGTAGGGGTAGGGCTAAACCATCCCCTAAACTTAACGTCTTTTCCTTGATATGTGTATTCTGCCGCATCAGCGACTGATAGAACCCTGCCATGTCTTAGTGTGGCGGCAACGCCAGTTAAAGCAAAAGCTCCAACCTCTGCTTCGATTGGGAAATTAAATATAACATCGTTACCAGTTAGCGTAAAAGTTGCTGTTGGTGGAGTGATTGATATATGGATTTCATAACTTTGATCTTGACCAGTAAGTGTAAATGTTCCGACTTGTGCATTTGGACTTAAATTTTTCTGAAAACTTACAGCATGGCCTGTTGTCGCAAAAGTTCCAATTGGCTCTAAAAATACACCTTTACCTAGTGACACAATTACAGTGTTACCTGTTACGCCAAAAGAACCGCTTTGAATTGCGTAGTTATATGCAACAGGATTTAATAATGCCTGACCGCTTAACGTAAACGTACCACTTGGATATAAATCAGTAATAAGTTTTGCAGCACCATGCATAGAAAGCGTAAACGTGCCATGCGTGACTGACATCGAATAGTTAGCACCACCGCTAGACCCTATTGGGCCATTACCTATTGGGCCAGATGCAATAGTCATGCGTTACTCTCCTTCTTCAAAGGATTTAAATGCTGTTATGTAATTTTCTAAATCTTCAAAAACCTGATAAGAATTTACGTTATCACTTACTAAAACTTCGCCACTTTTTACTTTATGCACAAAACTATTA